CAATACAATATAAGTTGCCATCTTCGTTAATCCATTCTTGTAAGTTTTGTTTATCGATCCATTCATCAGCTGGGATAGAATCTTTAATAGTATAAACCTTATTATCTTTAACATAAGAAACACCAGTAGCATGTTTCCCACGTATCATAGATTGTTGAAAAAGACGGCGAACTAAATCGCCGTCTTCGATGTTAAAATTTTTAATTGTTATACCAAGTACACCACACATTAAGCAAAGAAACCTTCAATAGTCGCTTCTGGTTTTTTTGCATATGGGTCTGACATATTATGAGCCTTCATATAATCATACCATTCTTGCTCATTCCACATATTAGGTGATACACCATTCCAAAGATAACGCCAATGCTTATGCTCCTTATTCATACGACGTTCTTCGACATATTGCTTGCGAAGTTGTTCGTAATTCCAAGGTCCGAGTTCAACCATTTTCTCGCGGAAATATGCAACAATAGTCATACGATCATTATCGTCGCCGAGAAGTTCATCATTACCATGAATGCCATCATGGTTGTTAACGAGCAACATGTCTCCAGGTTGGAGATTAATAGCAATACGGTATTCAGGTAGAATAAATTGTCCGCCTTTCCAACCCTTTCCATCAGGACCAGTAATACCACATATGTTACTGAACCCAGTTTTAAGATCGCCAGCGTCGCGATGACAAGCAGTACGCCAGTTATGATTAACTGTTAATGTTGTGAACACTGTATCCGAAATACGAAATCTAGGATCAAGCTTATTTGCTTCTGTATTTTGAGCGTTCCATCTGTTAGGGATAAGTTCCCTAAACTGCTGATTCAACTTGCGCAAATAAGGATAACAAAGTTCAAACTTTTCTGAATTTTTTTCGTTATATGCGCACGCTCTTCCATAAGGAATTCTAGGGTAACGATCAAAATAACCAGCAATACCAGACATTACAGACTGAGCATAATTGGTGTCCGAGATATAGTTGTCAATGACATATTTGGCTTTTGCTTGCTGATCTTCTCTAGAAAAATTATGCATACCAGCAAGCCACTTATCAAACCAACCATGGTATTCAGGATAAACTTTAGTTACTTCTGATCGAAGCCAAACCTGACCACGGGTTTCTTCTTTAGAAGAAACTTTGTGGGATTCGCGAATAGATTCGATAGTAGTACCATCATCAAAGGTGTTTAACGGACGTGCCAAAAAAGAAAGAATTTCTAACTGTTCTGGAGTAACCCAATCGCGATTACTACGACCTTCCTGTCCAAGCTGGTCGCCTCTTGGACCAGCCGCCATGCCACGATTTTGAGATTCAGTCGCTGCTTCTCTCAAGCCAGCATATGCTAGATCGCATTCTTCCTTAGTGAAGGTGTTTTTACGAAACTTGAAAATAATGTTTTCTTCGTTAAGTTCACCACTCAAATTTTGAGCGTATAGATCGCAATCACTTTCAATGATGCGATCATAATACTCTTTACTGACGAATGTGCCAAGCACTTCTTCAGAATCAATTTTAGGTCTAACTATAACTTCAACCATAATTACCTCCTTGTCTACGTTAATTACTATAGTATATATGCAGCAATTATAGCGTAATTATGTCATTGATCAAATTTTCTTTCTCTTTGTCGAGAATATTTTTAACGTTCGGCGGTTGCCATCCAGCTGGCTTGAGGATCTTACCATCTTCACGACGGAGAGGTTTACCATCTACCAACTTTGCCATGTTAGAATTATGCACTTCCTCAAAAATCTTATCAAGCGGAATGCCATAAGATACAGCAGTTCCACAAGCAATATAGATAATATCTGCAAGAGCGTCAGCGATTTCAACGATATCGTTGTTATGCTCGGCGTCCTTGTACTCTGTAAATTCTTCAGCCAGAAGCTTAACTCTCAATGCTCTCTCAGCCTCGCCAGGAAGCTCAGGAATCTTTCCTATACGCTGACCAAAAGAACGATGAAAATCCATAACATCTCTATACCAATTACTCATTAATCCACTCCGGAGGTTGACGGTTAGTCCACTTATGCATGGACACTTTACCTATTCTATAATAGTTACGATAATTTGTCAATGAATCGTTCGAGATTTTATACTCATCTGCCATAGCAGATGGCATAGGAGTCATATCCCGCGCTTTAAGATTATGCGGAGGAGACTGCAGCAAGTAAGAAAGCTCGCCATAACACTTATGTTCTTTGTTGTAACGATAAGTGTATTCAGCCATCAGCGCGAAAAAATGATCAACAAGCCAGTTGTAGTTCTCAACTGACTCGCGACACCATACTGCAGACGGATGATTAATGTGAGTTGCTTGATAAACTACTGCATCTCGAGCATCATCAAGAACCCAACGACGAGCTTTACGACCAGTTTTAGACTTACCTTCAATTTCACGCCCATCATGCAAACGATGAGCAGTAGACAACAGCTGTGCTGACTCAAGAATCATCTTGACAACGTGTTTGTCAACCATCCACTGAGCAGCCTGTACTGGATCTTTATCGATGTAAAAGATATTCATAAGCTTTCATATCCGGAACGATGTTGATTGAAGACTTAATACCTCGGCGCCACTTATTCAATGCTTTGTCACGATGAACACGATTGGCTCTGTTGTAGAAAATAATACCATCTAAATGGTCTAGCTCGTGCTGAAAAATACGAGCAGAGATACCAGTGAACTGTTTGGTCAGAGTATCTCCGTTAGGAGTTTGAAACCTAACACGAATATGCTGAGGTCTTTTTATCTTAACGTAAAGACCTGGATAAGTCAAGCATCCTTCTTCAAGAACAATTTGAGCTTCAGAAGGTTGAACAACCTTCGGATTGAAACAAACAAAGTTTTCAGGAGCAGCACGCATAGCAAAAATACGATATGGTACTCCCACTTGATTGGCAGCAAGACCGATACCATCGTGATCGTACATACACTTAACCAAGTCCTTAGCAAAGTCAATGGGATCAAAAGGAGGATTTGCGAAATCAAATGAATCGCAAAGATTATTAAGAATAGGGTCGTCATTTTTAACTAGATCCATTTACACCATCCTGCTGAAGCTCTTATGCTTTTCGAATTTGACCACCTTCTCGAACTTGTCATAAAGTTGATCTGTTTTATGAGATATAATAAACGTATTTGTATCAGAAGTCAACTCATTTATTATCTTGAGGAATTCCTCTGTGCCATTAGAATCCAAAGATGAATCAAAGACCTCGTCCATAATAAGAATGTTAGTATTGATAGAGTTACGTAGCTTGGCGAGAGAACGCCAAGTGAAAAGAATGGCAAGATTAATGCGCATCTTTTCGCCTTCTGAGAAAGAAGCATACGAAAACTCATCTCTATACCTCGACTTAATTGTCTCACTGAACTCTTCGTCAAGTTCAAACTGACACATAAACTCCATAGAAGAAAGATACTTGTTGATTAGCTTGTTGATGATAGGGATATACTGCTTGATGATACGAGCTTTGATACCACCATCTTTCAGCAACGAAGAAGTAACATTGAATAAAGACTTCTCTTCACTCAACTCGTAAAATTCCGTTTCAATTTGTTTCAATTCTTTTTCTAGATCAGGAATTTTATTATCTTCTTTATTAGCTTCTGGCTTCTTTAAGTTTTTAATCTCATGTTCTAAACGATCTCTATATTCTATGATAGAAGATATTTTAGTCTTTATATTATTAATTTCCATACGAATATCATTAATCTTAGATTGAGAATCTAAAATTTGTTTCAACTCATTATTTTTTTCTTCGTATTGCTTAGTAAGCAGATCTAATCCGCTATTGTATTCTTCTATTTGTTTAGTTTTAGAACCGATAGTTTCACACTTAAACTCTTCGTTAATCTCTTGCTTACAGGTCGGGCAATTATCATGTTTCTCAAAGAAAGAAACTTCTTTTTGAACCAAAGAAAGGTTAGCCTCTATTTGGTGCCTCAACTTAGAGAGCTTTTGTAGCTTTTTAGAAACACACTCAGAATCAGGAAGGTTTTCTGATATGTCTTTTCTTTTATTTTCTAGCACCCAATATTCTTTGTTAAGATTATCGATCTTAAGATTCGTATCATGAATCAACTCTTTCTTTTCTTTTATTAGTTGATCGTTATTATTCTTAAGTTCTTTTAAGTGTTCTTTAATAAAGTCGATTTTTTCTTGTGTGATCTTTTTCTTAGTCTGAGTTTCAAATAGTTTCTCAGAGTTAGTCAGTATTTTATTTTTAAGAATAGAGTTCATCGTAGTAAAAATTTGAAGGTCAAGAAGATCTTCAATAATTTCTCTACGCTGGCCAGCAGACAACTGCATGAAAGGTTGGAACGTAGCAGAACCAAGAACTACTACCTGACAAAAAGACTTATGGTTAATCTTAAGAATTTGCTTCTCAAGAATCTCTTGATAGTCCTTCATCTCAGCTGACTGATTCATCAGCTTATCATCTTTGTAAACTTCAAAGACGTTGGGCTTCATACCACGAACAATTTTAAAGTTGTTCTTAGAGATAGAAAACTCAACTTCGACTACAAGTTGTTTCTGAGTTATTGTATTGATAAGCTGTGGCTTGTTGATTTTACGAAACGCCTTACCAAACAAAACAAATGACAAGGCGTCGAGAATGGTTGACTTGCCTGCACCATTCTCGCCAACAATCAAAGTTGTGTTGTACTTGTTAAGTTCGATTTCAGTAAAAACATTACCAGTTGATAGTAAGTTTTTCCATCGCAGTTTCTTAAATAAAATCATTCAACAGCCAATGCCTCATTATACAGATCTACAATTTTTCTAGAAAGTTTATCTTTGTTGACGTTCTTCAAATCATAATTATCAATATACTTTTTGAAAATATCAAGAGTCGATTCAGCTTCATTAACTATATCCATATCATCTTCTAGATCTAAATTAAGATGATCTTCAACGATCTGAATGTCGATAGGATTTTCGCTTTCGATATTCTCAACAAACTTATCAAACCAATAAGGATTAGTTTTGTTTGTGACAATAATCTTCAACAGAGTGTTTTTAAAACTAGAATAATCTACGTCAGCATTCAAGAAGTTTTCGTCAACGTCATTGTACCATACTTTCTTAAACATCTTATATGGGTTTTCAATGAAAGTCAACTCACGAGTTTCTGTATCCAAAATATGAAACCCTCGAGGATCATCATAATCAGACCAGGTAAACTCGCCATGAGAGCCAAGATAGAAAATAGTACCATCAGTGGAACGGTGATGGTAATGACCGCTAAGAACCATGTCAAAGCGCCCAAATAAAGAGCGATCACTGCCATGAGATACGATACTTCCGCGATACATCTCGAAACCTTGTATCTCAAGGTGTCCTGCGCACACTGACGTATTAGCATTCTCAATCGCTGAAAGGATTTGTTTATTGTTGTCATCACATATCCATGGGATAAAAACAATAGGAAGGTTATCAAACGTTACTGTTTCAGCATAACGATCGTAAATATGAAAAGGATACTTACCATAAACAAGTTCACGAAGTGCATTAATCTCATTGGTGTTTTTGAAGTAAGTATCATGATTACCAGCAATCAAATGCACATCAAGGTTTCTACCTAAAAGCGGATCAAGGAAATCTTCCTTTAAACGATTTGCAGTATTGAAGTTAATATACTTACGCCTATCAACGAGATCCCCAAGGTGAACAACATTACGAATTCCATGTTTTTCCAAATAAGGAAAAAAAGTATTATCAAGGAACAACTTACTATTGTTAAGAAACGCCAAGTTATCATTACGAACTCCCCAATGGGTATCTGTTATCAGTGCAATTTTCAAGGAACTTTTCTCATATTAGACTTGATATTCGACTTGTTGTTGTTATGCTTGGTAATTACCAAAGAACAATAGTCTCTAATTGCTTCTAGTCTCAAAATATAATTCATTTTTTCATTCTCACGAACTATAGGAGAGTTAGATTTCTCTGCTAGATCTAAAATTATAGGTGGTATTAAATGTTCATTTTTCATCTACGTTCTCCGAAAATTTTTCTATTCCAGATATTTTACTTGGTTTTTTAGGTTTAGTCAACTTAGTTTCGTACGACTTAACCACTTCAGAGGAATATTCATTGCTTCCAAGTTGGATATCATTTTCTCCGGAGTACAGTTCATCCATAAGATACAAGTTTTCAAAGTTCTTGTGTTTAATATAAGTTTGCTTCTTCTCCTTATGAATCCTTCGAATAAAAGCATTCCAAGCTATCTGTGTAAAATAGGCGAAAGGATTGTTAGTTTTATCCGGATTAAAGTTATCTACTGCAGCTATGCAGTCAATCATAGCATCAGCAATCATATCTTCTTTGTAGGTATATCCTGAGAAGTTAGGCTTCTTTGCTAAATTATTACAAATGAGAATTATAGACTCGCCTATGTATCTTGGTACCTGAGGTTTATTTTTATTATTATCTACAGCACTCTGAACTTCATTTTTGTATTGAATCATCGCACCATATAGAGTTTTGTTGTTAATGTAATTAACTGTTTTCTTCATTTTTAGCTTTACCTTTTCAAGTTACATAGTATAATCACTTTGTGCTAATGAAATATTAGACTGTTAATCCTACTTTATAGATCTTGTATTCGAACTTCTCTTCGTTGTATGTCTTGATACGTTCCATAAAGTGGAGCAAAGTGAAATTCTTTTTCTGTTTCCATGTCATATCATCAGCAATATCGTATAGGGTTGCACTGTCTTTAGTATCTGACTTACGTAGCCCACGTCCAATCGACTGTAAGTTCCTAACACGAGACTTCGAAGGCGAAGCAAATATAACGTTGTGAAGGTTCTTGATGTTTACTCCAGTAGAAAATGTTCCGAAAGAAGCAACAATGATAGAATTTTCTTCATTCTCTACAATCTTACGTATATTTTCTCTGTCGTCTCCATCAACTTCACCAGAAACGTAAAACACCTTTTTGTTACCAGCCTCGCTCTTAATAATATCATGTAAAACTTTACCATGCTTTTCTACGAACTGGAATAACAATAGCGTGTTGCCTTCTAATGAAAGAGCAAGATTTTTAATGAAATTGTTACGAGCTTTTAGTGTAACGATATAATCCATCTCTGATTGATAATCGTTTGCTCTTGCAATCATCTGACGTATTTCGTCAGGATACGTAAGAACTATTGCTTTTATTTTGAAGTCGGCGAGATGCTTTTGTTCAATGAGTTCTGCAGTTGTTGTAACTCTTCTAACGGGTCCGAAGAGTCCTTCAAGAACAAGTTTGTGAGTTTGAGAGCCATCCAAGGTGCCAGTAAAACCAAAACGATACTTGCAAGTATCCAGCTTGCTAAGAATAGAAGTGAGCGACTTAGCTTTGAATAAATGCGCTTCATCGCCTATGACCACATCAAATTGTTGGAAATATTCTTTAGGGAGTTTATAAATCGATTGCCAGGTTGAGATGGTAATCTGTTTATCTGTTTGTTTATCTTGCCCTGCGTAGATTCTATGGACATGCTTATTGGCATCAAAACCATAATCAGCAAAGTCACTGGCAAGCTGACTAACAAGAGAAGTAGTTGGAACAATAATAAGAGTACGGGCATTATAGTACCTCGTTAGTAAATATATTATGAATGATTTACCAGATGCAGTTGGTGAAAGTAGTAAAGATCTTCTACAACGAACTGCATGAACAAAAGCTTCTAATTGATAATCTCTTGGATTAAGTTTGAGATTTAATGTATCTAAAAACTCTTTTGCTTCTTTCAGAGAAAATTCTTCATCAGAATTATCGTATGCATATTCTACTTCATAGTTTCTTGCTTTACAAAACTCTTCAACATATTTATTTAATCCGCTATACAACGTGCAAGTCAAAGCGTTGAACAAACGGATTTTGCCATCCCAAACTTTGTTTCGGACGGCTGGCATAAACTTGGCACCTGGTACATCAAATGTGAAGTAACTATTCAATTCGTAACCAGTACTAGGTTCACAAATGATCTTATTGTAAACTTCATCAAGTTTATGTATTACAACCTTTTCCATTATGCTCCCATAGTAAATTTATGCCACTCTATCGCGGACTTAATGTTATAACCTCTATATTGAAAAGACTTTATTATAGACTCTAACAGATCAACCTTTTCTTGTTGATAACCTATCTTAAGAGATAGCTCTATTATTTCTTTATCAGCTTCCATGTATGAAGGTATTTCAGCTTTTAAGATAATACCCTTTGGTGGCAAGCTCCAGCTTTTGGGCGTTTCCTCGTTTGGTCCTTGCGTATAGAATTCGAACTTATCAAGCTTTAATTTTTTCAAATCACTTTCTTGTTTTCTTAACAACATCTTTTCTTTGGTATAGATTTGAAAATACTTATGATGTAACTTTGATATTTTTAATACTTCTTCACCTAAGTCGGTTGGATCTATATTAGAATCGACTTCCCATAAAGCTAAAATTTCATCAATAGTCATGCTTTACTTCCCTAAAAAATTATAGTATTATTATACTATAGATCCTCGAAAAGTAAAGTTATATGTTCGATATTTTGTAATAAGTGTATTTGAAAGTTGCTTCGGCAGTGATATAACTTATATCTGAATCTGTAGTTTTAAACACCAAGTCAGATATGAAAACTGGATAAGCATCTGCATAAGTTATCTCATAGTTTGGCATCTTATTGCTAGAAAGAACCAAAACAGATATATCTGAATAGATACCATCACCAGTATAAGAAGGTTTTTCAGATATCGCTTTATATTCTTCAAACGATTCTGGCTTACCAAGAGCTCTAATCCAGTTATGAATTTCTAGATAATTTGTCAAATCTTCATCGACCTTGAATGATATTTTTAATTCTGAATAAGTCAGATGTTCTCCAGGAATAGGAGTTTTTACAAATATATTATTTGGTTCTGGGCTTGGTAATGTAATTGAAGGTATGTTAACTTGCTGAATAAAAAAGTTAACATGAGGCGCTTTCTTAATTTGAAAGCGAAAGTTTAATGGACTAAGAAAGTTTTTGTTTTCCGGTGTATTTTCTATAGCAGTCATAGTAACCTCCAATTATCATTATTTATAATAAAAAAAGGGGAGCCGTAGCTCCCCTCGGATAGTTGTCGATCTTTTGATCGCTTTATTATCTTACATAAGATTGTTAACGATAACCTTACGGTAGTAAACGTTAGAGTTTATAGCAAGACGTCCAAGACCAACTACTGGATTTACGCCAGAGATTTCAGCGAATGGGTTTGCAACCATGCCGTAACGAGTCTTGAAGCCGATCTTTGGCTGGAATGTTGACTGGTCAACTGCACGTACCATTTGTAGAGGAACGTATGGGCAATAGAACAAGCCAGCATCGAAAGCTGAAGAACCCTTATAACCAACAGTCAAGTAGTTGCCACCGATTGCGTATGGGTCGATGTAAACACGGAGACGACCGTTAAGAACACCAGCGAAAGTGTTACCAGTGTCATCAACCTGAAGGTTATTTGAGTTAAGAGCAGGAGCGTAGTCAAGAACACCAGCCATCTGTAGAGCAGAAGCAACGTCTGAAGAACAGATAACGATGTTACCCTTACC